ATTACACGATATGTTAAAAAGTGTAAGTGAAGCAGAAGGTATTGAAGGTTGGCAGCAAGCAAAGATTACCAAAGCTGCTGATTACTTAGGCTCAGTTTACCATAGTATGGATTATGAACACAATCAAATGGATGTGGAATACACTACAAACGAGTCCGAGCAACTAGATGAAAATCCGTTAGGAGCCTTGGTAAAACTTGCTGCTAAAACTCCTATGGGCAAAAAAGCAGGCGAGTTTGCTGCAAACGTTGGAAAACGAGTATCGAAAAGTCGTGCTTCTACACTTGCAAATCTTGCATATACTCACGCTGCTGTAAAGACAGAAATCAACCAGCTAGTAGCCATTGCAAATGCTAGAGCAAAAAAAGGTGCTGTACAAATAGCTGTTTTTAAAACGTTGAAAACAAGAAATGATGCTCTCGATGCTGCTAGGAACTTAGGCCAAATGGCTGAAAGAGGCGAACTTGAACGTTTCTACAAAGGTGAGCTTGGAAATGCAGATGCAAAGATAAGATCTCTTATAAAACAAGTAGTAGAACTCGAAGATGCTGTTGATAACAACATTTCGAGAAAAGCTGTTAAAAAAGCACACTTGCAATTGATAAGATCTACCGACATTGCAAAAGAGATAATTGAACAAACTCAAGATGCTAAAAACAAATACGATGCTACTACTTCAGCACTTCTTATAGGCCTAGCAGGCGCATGGTGGTTAATAGACGCAGGTATTAAAAAACTTAAAGGTACTACCGATAGTGAAGAAACAGAAACACCAGTTGACGAAGCTGAAGTTGAAGAAGGCAACGAGTTTGCACAAAAAGTGAGAGAACTAAAAGCCTCTGGTGCAACACCTGGTACAAAGTTTAAAACATCAGATGGTAAAGAACACACTTTAGAATCTACAAGAAAAAGTGCTAATGCATCTATGTTACGCATTGTAGAGCAAGCTATTAGATACCAAGCAAGTAACATCGGACGTGCTGACGTATCGCCTAAAGCTATCAAATTAGCAGAAACAACTCACAAAGATGATTTGCGTAGGTTAGCACTTGATTTTAAAAAGCGTGTTATAGCAGAGGGACAATTTGGTGAAATTACACATCACGACGAAGATGCTACACAGTCTGAAGTACTAGTGAAGGGTATGGGTGTGTATCGCATGGAGCAACTAGAACAGCGTATCAAAGATCGTCTATCTAACGTAGCACAGTTAATGGATCGTGGCGAGCCAGATCAAGCAGCACGTCTATTAGATGCTAACAGTGGAACATACAAGTCTTTAATAGCAATGATGAAAGCTTACGCAGAAGCACACGACGATTTAGCATTTGGCGATCACGGTGGTTCTGGTAATGATGCTTCTTTTGACGGAGCAGCATCAGGCATGCGAGCTGCATATGGCGAATCTAAAAAGAAAAAGCCAGATGCTGACGGTGACGGCGTTCCAGATTGGGCAGATAAGAAGCCAGGCGAAGACGATAACGCTAAAAAAAAAGAAGTAGTTGAAGATACTGATATACCATTTAACCAGTGTCCTTCTTGCGGTGGCGAAATAGTACATGTAAGCGAAGCAGCTAAAAAAGGCGGAGGCCCTAAGGATGCTTGTTATCACAAAGTTAAAGCTCGCTACAAAGTATGGCCTAGTGCTTACGCAAGCGGCGCACTAGTACAGTGTCGTAAAAAAGGCGCAGCTAATTGGGGCAATTCAGGACAACGCTGATAAACAAGAACGTAAAGAGCAAGAAAAAATGAATATATTTGATATTGTTGAAGGTACACGTTGTTGGAAGGGATACACTAAAAAGGGCATGAAAACCATGTTCGGAAAACGTGTGCCTAACTGTGTCAAAAATGAAGACTTAGATCCCGAAGGACCCGAAGTTACCATTGGTGACTACACTACAACACATTTCTTTATGTGCGGAAGTGCTATCAAAACAGCAGAAAAACATGCTGATAAGCCCGGGATGGAAGGTTTAATACGCTTACAAGATATATTTTACAAACTAGAAAAAGCAGTGATGGACACTGGTGAATCTACAGACGAAGCAAAAGAATTTGCACATACATTGCATGATGAAATAATGTCTCAAGCTAGAGAGATTGGCATTGAAGAAGAAGTTGCTGACTATCAGCAAAGTCATTTAAACAGTGTTGTAAAAGGTGATCCCGAGCCTGGGTTTGGACGTGTAGATTTAAACGAAAACCTACGTGATTGGTTTGGTAAAGGTAAAGAAGGCGGTGCAGGTGGCGGTGGCTGGGATGCTTATGATAGTTCAGGTAATCGCATAGGCAAGTGCGGTGATACCAAAGGAAAGTCAAAGCCCAAGTGTTTGAGTAAGAGTGCAGCAGCAAAATTGCGCAACGCAGACAAAGATGGCGATGGTAAAAAAGATGGCAAGGCGGGTATAGCCCGTGCAGTAAAACGCAAGCGTAGAAAAGATCCAAATAGAAATCGCCGCGGTAAAGCAAAGAATGTAAAGAACTAAAATGTATTTGAGAGAAGTTTTTGATAAAAAGTACGGGCATGATACTAACAGTCACGTTGTAAAACACAAAGATGACAACGGAAAAGACTTCTGGGCTGTATACAATAACAAAGGTGACATTGTAAAATTATTTTATTCTGCAAAGAAAGCAAAAATCTACGCAGAAAAAAATCATGATGATCTAATGCAAGACAAAATTGTTGCTGAGAAATGGTCTCAAAAATACAAAGACAGTATTAACTGTTCTAACCCAAAAGGCTTTTCTCAAAAAGCCCATTGTGCAGGAAAGAAGAAAAGAATGAACGAAAAAGAATACAAAACAAGAGATTATGTTTCTGCTCTTAGACAAACAAAAACATTAAAGAAAGAACAACCAAATCATGTTCAAGCTGCACAAGCACTTGCACTTGCTTCAGCTGGTGAAGAATTAAGTGATGAACAACAAAAAGCTTTAGGCCCTTATGTTACAATTTTTAGCACACTATTAATTGAGCCACGATACCGTGAGCGTTTACACAGTATGATTAAGATGCTTAAACAAAGCAAATGACAAATCCGTTAGTTGACGATACAGAAGAAGATTTTGTATGGCAACGAACTAATCCAGATAAGCTTTGGGTATTTGATAAGCTTATACTTTCAAGAAAACTAGGTTACACATGCGGACCGACCGGTATAGATGTGCCTAAGCCAGCACATTATATTGTACGCCCTTGTGTAAATGCTTTAGGATTAGGTCTAGGAGCAGAAAAAAGATGGATAGAAAAACTAACAACAGATTTACCAATAGGTTTTTTTTGGTGTGAATGGTTTGAAGGTAAACACATAAGCGTAGACTACAATTATGGTAGACAAGTGTTAGCTGTAGAAGGTTTCAAAGATTCAAACACTTTTACAAAATGGAAAGTATGGCGTAAGGTAAAAGATCAAATTAGTCTTCCAAGTGTGTTAGAAGAATATAAAGATGAAGAATATTTAAACTGTGAATTTATAGGTAATAAACTTATAGAAGTACACCTACGTAAAAATGAAGACTTTAACTATGCGCAAGAAGAATTTATCCCTGTTTGGGAAGGTGAAAATACTGTTGCTCCAAAGGGATATACATATATAGATTACCCCGATATACACGGAAGAATTGGAGCATTTGTCAAATAATAGTTGACTTTTCTGTATTTTTATATTATATTTAATTATTATTAGGAGTTATTTAATGAGTGATAGAGTCTATGGTCCTGACGAAAAAGGCAAACTTGAACGTATTGTAGCTGAAGGTGTATCTGTACTGCAAGAAGTTGACGATTTACAAGCAGGACTAAAAGATACAGTAAAAGCAATTGCTGAAGAATTAGATGTAAAACCTGCACTAATCAATAAAGCGATTCGTGTTGCATATAAGCGTGACTGGGATAAGCATGTAGATGATTTCCAAGATCTTGAAACTATAGTTGCAACAGTAGGAGTTGATAAGTAGAGTATGCCATACGTTGACGCTTTTTTTGACAGAGATGCAGACATTATTAGAATTGTAGAACGTATTGAAGGCAAGCGTGTTTTCAAAGACATTCAAGCAAAATATACTTTCTATTACGCAGATGCTGCCGGCAAATATAAAAGCACACACGGCGAGCCTCTTAAACGTATTGTGTGTAAGAACACAAAAGAGTTCAAAAAAGAACTTGCAATAAACAAACACTTAAAGCTTTTTGAAAGTGATACTAATCCTATCTTTCAATGTTTAAGTGAAAACTATTTGAATCAAGATTCACCAAAACTAAATGTTGCGTTTTGGGATATTGAGACAGATTTTGATCCTGATAAAGGCTTTGCTCCGCCTGAAGACCCATTTATGCCAATTACTGCTATTACAGTATATTTGCAATGGTTGGAAGTTCTAGTTACAGTTGCTATGCCGCCGAAGGGCTTGCCATACGACGAAGCAGCAGCGATGTGTAAAGAGCGCTGGGGTGAAGAATGTATCTTGTTTCCTAACAGTAAACAAGGCGAGAGCGATATGCTTGAAGCATTCCTCGACTTGATTGAAGATGCTGATATCCACAGCGGTTGGAACTCAGAAGGTTATGATGTACCATATACAATTAACAGAATTGCCCGTGTTTTAAGTAAAGACGATACACGCAGATTCTGTCTATGGCAACAATTGCCAAAGCGTCGTGAGTTTGAAAAATTTGGCAAAACGAGCGAAACGTATGACACTATTGGTCGTGTACACATGGATTATCTTAATCTATATAGAAAGTATACATACGAAGAACGTCACTCTTACAAACTAGATGCCATTGGCGAATATGAAGTAGGAGAAAACAAAACTGCATATGAAGGTACACTTGATCAGCTTTACAACAATGACTTTGAAAAGTTTATTGAATATAACAGGCAGGACGTTGCACTACTCGATAAACTAGATAAGAAACTGCGGTTTATTGATCTTGCAAATGAACTTGCACATGCAAATACTGTGCTACTGCAAACTACTATGGGAGCAGTAGCAGTGACGGAACAAGCAATTGTTAACGAAGCACATCGTAGAGGCATGCAAGTACCCAATCGTCGCGAGCATGAAACAACAGGTGCTGCTGGTGCTTATGTAGCCTATCCGAAAAAAGGACTACACAAGTGGATCGGCTCTATGGACTTGAACTCACTGTATCCTAGTGTAATTCGTGCACTAAACATGGCTCCTGAAAGCATTGTAGGACAACTTCGTCCCGATGCTACCGATGCAATGATTCACGAAGCTACTACCCTTAAGAAAAAATCATTTGCAGCAGCATGGGAAGGACATTTTGGTTCGTTAGAGTACGAAGCTGTTATGGAACAGCGTAAAGACTTTATGATCACAATAGATTGGGAAGAAGGCGGCAGCAATGTATTAAGTGCAGCCGAAGTTCATAAACTAATTTTTGACAGTAACATGCCTTGGATGCTTAGTGCAAATGGTACTATTTTTACACATGAATTCGAAGCTGTTATTCCGGGTATTTTGAAACGCTGGTATGCTGAAAGAAAAGAACTTCAAGGTAAACTTAAGAAAGCAATTGCTGCTGGCAATAAAGCTGAAATTGAATACTGGGATAAGCGACAACTAGTTAAAAAGATTAATCTTAACTCGTTGTATGGTGCAATTCTAAATCCTGGCTGTAGATTCTTCGATAAGCGTATTGGTCAAAGTACAACACTCACAGGTCGACAAATTGTAAAACATATGAGTGCCGAAGTTAACAAAGTTGCTACTGGTGAATATGATCATGTAGGTGAAACTGTAATTTACGGCGATACAGACTCAGTTTACTTTTCAGCTTATCCTGTATTGAAAAAAGATATCGACGCTGGTAATATACCGTGGAGTAAAGAAAACGTAATTACTCTATACAATCAAATAGCAGAACAAGCTAACTCAACTTTTCCAGACTTTATGCAAAAGGCGTTTCATTGCCCAAACAGTAGAAGTGACGTAATTGCAGCTGGTAGAGAAATTGTTGCAGAATCAGGTTTATATATTACAAAGAAACGATATGCTGCACTTGTAATCGACGACGAAGGCAATAGAAAAGACATAGATGGCAAAAGCGGAAAAGTAAAAGCAATGGGCTTAGACTTGCGTCGTGCAGACACGCCGCCGTATATGCAAGAATTTTTAATGAGAATTTTAACAAGAGTACTCGAAAGTGCTCCGCAACAAGAAATTCTTGATATGATTATACAATTTAGAAAAGACTTTGAGTCACGTCCTGCATGGGAAAAAGGTACACCCAAACGTGTAAATAACCTAAATAAGTTTAGAACACTCGAAGAAAAGCAGGGCAAAGCCAACATGCCAGGGCACGTAAGAGCAGCATTAAACTGGAATACACTAAAAAGAGTACACGGTGACAAATACTCTCAAGATATTGTAGATGGTATGAAAACTATTGTGTGTAAGCTTAAACCAAATCCACTAGGTTATACAAGTATCGGATACCCAACTGATGAACTTAGACTGCCGCAATGGTTTACAGAATTGCCATTTGACGATGCTGCGATGGCTGAAACTATTATTGATAATAAATTAGATAATTTAATCGGTGTGCTAAACTATCCGTTGGAAGACACAAAACAAAATACAACATTTGCAAGTTTATTTGAGTTCGAATAATGAAATTTTTTGTTACAGGTTCACGCAGAGGCTTAGGAAAAGCATTAGCGGAAAAATATGGTAATTGCGCAAGCCTAGAAGAATGCGATATTTTTATTAATTGTAAACATGATTGTTTTTCACAAGTTGAACTATTGTATGATGCTGCTGCACTAGGTAAAAGAATTATTAATATTAGTAGTAATAGCGGTGACGGAAATAAACCAAAACCGCATATCTATGCAGTAGAAAAAGCTGCGCTCGACAAAGCAAACGAACAACTTTACTATCAAGGAGTGAATACAACTAGCGTAAGATTTGGATGGTTTGATAGTCCAAGAGTTGCACACGTAGATGCTTATAAGATGAGCTTAGATTATTGTGTAAATGTAATCGATTGGATATTACAACAACCACACAGAGTAAAAGATATAACTATTACACCCGACCAAGGAGACAAAAAATGAAAATGGGTTTCACTGCAAGCACATTTGATTTGCTGCATGCTGGTCATGTGCAAATGCTTGCAGACGCAAAAGATCAGTGTGATTACCTAGTTGTAGGTTTACAAGTTGATCCATCTGTTGATAGGCCAGAAAAAAACAAACCAGTACAAACATTAGTAGAAAGATTTATACAACTAAAAGGTGTAAAGTACGTTGATGAAATAATTTGTTATCAAACAGAAGAAGATTTGTTAGACATTTTGAAAATTTATCCTATAAATGTTAGAATTTTAGGAGAAGAATATAAAGAAAAAGAATTCACTGGTAGAGATCTGTGCAAACGTAAAAATATAGAATTGTATTTTAATAAACGTGATCATAGATTTAGCTCTAGTGATATAAGACAAAGAGTTTGTGATGCGTTGAAAGAACCAGCTGCAACATCTCCGTGGTATAAAAATATTATTCCACCACGTAAATAACCTAAATATTTATTGACACTAGACACAAAATACATTACAATACTTAATATTGGAGAATCATAATGAAAGATATTTTACAAGACATTGTTGCACATACACATACTTTAGGTCTTCCTATGGTAAAAGTAAGTGTAAGCGATGCAAATGACACTGTTATTGAATCAATGGCCGAAGATCGCAGTGTAATTGTTACAGCTAAAACGCATACACCTGTTGCAGAGTTTAATGATACATTTGGTATGCCAAACTTAGATAAACTTTCTTTGCATCTTAAAAATCCTGAGTATCGTGAAAACGAGAAGATTGAAGTTATTACAGATGTGCGCAACGGCGATACTATTCCTACACACATTCATTTTGAAAATTCTAGTGGCGACTTTCATAACGACTATCGCTTTATGAGTAAAGCTATTATCGAAGAAAAGCTCAAAGCAGTAAAGTTCAAAGGTGCTACGTGGGTAATCGTGTTCGAGCCAACACTTGCTAGTATTAGCAGACTTAAACTTATGAGTGCCGCACATTCAGAAGAGCCACTATTCCGAGTATCTACAAGTAACAATAATTTAGTATTCTCGTTTGGCGATGCAAACACACACGCTGGTGAATTTATTTTTGAAGCAAATGTAAGCGGACAGTTACAGCATACTTGGTCTTATCCTGTAGCACAAGTACAAAGCATTCTCAACTTAGATGGCGATGTTACAATGAGTATTTCTGATCAAGGTGCTATGAAAATTACTGTAGACAGCGGCATGACTACATACGACTATATTATTCCTGCACAAAGTAAGTAATGAACACAAACTTAACTGAAACACAAAATGATTATGCTATATTTCTTCCTGCACTAAGTGGTTTTTATGCCACTTATGTAGGTAAGCAGCGCTTTGACGAATATGTTTCTGCAGATCGAATTCCCAGTAATCTACCTAATGGCATTGAAAGTTTAAACTACCTAAACAAAGATGAAGGTAAATTCCAATACAAGTGGACACTGTACTCTGCTGGACATGCTGACCTAGATACCACTAAAGAAGCACCAAAAGAAGATATGGTGCGTAATAGAGATAGAGATAATACTTGGGTACTAGGCGACTCAGGTGGTTTCCAAATTGGTAAGGGTGTATGGGAAGGTGATTGGAAAGATCCTAACTGTCCTAAAGCACACAAAAAACGTGACGGTGTGCTCAAGTGGATGGATGCATACATGGACTACGGTATGATTCTTGATATTCCAGCATGGGTATCTAGATCAGAAGCAGGACAACGTGCAACAGGTATTAGCACATACCAAGAAGCTGTAAATGCTACACGGATTAATAATGATTACTGGCAAAAGAATCGTACAGGTGCTTGTAAGTTTTTGAATGTCCTACAAGGTGAAAACTTTGATCAAGCTGACGACTGGTACGAGCAAATGAAAGACTTCTGCGACCCAAAGCTGTATCCAGATACACATTTTAACGGCTGGGCAATGGGTGGTCAAAACATGTGTGATATCGAACTTGCTATCAAGCGTCTTGTTACGCTACGGTTCGACGGGTTATTAGAAAAAGGCATACACGATGTTATGCACTTCTTAGGTACTAGTAAGCTAGAATGGGCTGTACTGCTTACTGACGTTCAACGAGCTATTCGAAAGTATCATAACGAAAACTTTACAATTACGTTCGACTGCGCTTCTCCGTTCCTTGCTACTGCAAATGGACAAATTTATATACAAACCGAAACTGAAGATAGATCAAAGTGGGTATATCGCATGGTGCCTAGTGTAGACGATAAAAAATACGCCACTGATGCTAGAGGCTTTCGAGATGCTACACTAGCCGACGGTATTTTTGAAAACTTCACAGATTCTCCAATTAGTGACGGTCTTAAAGTAAGTGACATTTGTACATATGCCCCTGGCGACTTAAATAAAATAGGTAAAGAAGGAAAAACTAGTTGGGATTCTTTTAGTTATGCATTACAAATGGGACATAATGTATGGAGTCATTTGAATGCTGTGCAAGAAGCAAACAGACAGTATGATGCAGGTGTTATTCCTAAAATGTTAGTAGACGAAACATTTGATAGAATATATTTTAGAGATGTTGTAGAACGTATTTTTAGTATAGACAACCGTGATCGTGCATTAGCAGAAGTTGAAAAACACAGAAACTTCTTTTTAACTGTGATTGGTACACGAGGTGCTGTTGGAAAGAAAACAATAAATGCTAGTGCAAACTTTAATAAGTTTTTTGAGTAAGGAAATTAAATGACAATATTTGTAAAAGAAGACTTTGTATCACATGCAGGCCTTGATCTTAAATGGAAAATTGAATGTGACGGACTTACTGAAGACGACTGGGAATGCCTAGGACTTATGATCTCGGAAATTGAAAATCGTCCTTTTTCAAAAGTAGTTGGTATTCCACGTGGCGGGTTGCCATTGCAGTACGCAATGGAGAAATATGCCACAGGAGACGAAAAACACCCTATACTAATTGTAGATGATGTTTACACTACTGGTACAAGTTTTAAAGATTTTGTTGAAGAAAATTATGCAGATCAAGATGTAATTTGTTGGGTTGCATTTGCTAGAAATCCTGCAAACCAACAAGTTAATGCGCTGTTTCAAATGGCTTCTAGTATGTGGAAAAATTTAAAATGAACAGAGATTACGACACTGGCGAAAAGAACGATGTAACTTTTTTTACAGGTTATGAAGTTGAAAAAACACCTGCTTATGGAATGAAAACACTTTTTGTAGTTGGAATAAAACCTCTAGATACTATTGAAAGACATTACGAAAAAGAACGATGTGAACATATTTTCTTCGGCGCAAATCATTCTTTTAATCCAAAAGATGATCATATGTGGCGTAAGTGGGAAATATACATAATGCACTTTGTAAATCAAGATATACTGTGTAGTATAGATATTCCGTATGATAAAGCTGAAACATTTTTACAAAGTGCAATAGTTGAGCGTAATAATGTTATACCGCAAATACGTATTCCAATGCCGTATGTACAGCAATGGCCCTATAACACTATGTTAAAAATAGATGATGTAGATTTTAAAGCAACAAATCCCGGTGTGTGGTGTCATAGCTTACATGAATTAAAGAACAAAAATAAATTTACAGATTGGTCACAATATAAACTTGACAAAGTTTTAAAATAATTGTATATTAAGTATATTGTTAATAACAAAAAGAGCTTCAACAATGAGCAAAATGCTTGCAAAGCGGCACATTTGGGTTACTTTTCAACGTGAAGGTATCCATAAGTATCCAGCAGCACTAGAAGATCCTAGTCTTGCTACTGGAGACAAATATGACGTTAGTTTTTTAGGTTATCCTCATCGTCATATTTTTCACTTCAAGGTTCAAATTGAAGTGTTTCACAACGATCGTGATATTGAGTTTATTCAATTTCAACGATGGTTGCAAGAGCTGTACGAACAAGGCACTCTTGAACTAGATTACAAGTCGTGTGAAATGATTGCAGATGATTTGTATGATATGATTTCCGAACGGTATACCGGACGGGCTATTACTATTAATGTTAGCGAAGACAACGAAAACGGTTGTCGTATTTACTACCCTGCTAAACTGGAGAAAATTGACTAATGGGAATTCAAAACCCAACTATCCGTAAAGTTTTTGACGATCTTGACAAGTTCCGCGACTACTGTCGTTTCGAAGGCAAGGTCTTTAATGAGAAGGATCTGTATAAGCAAGATTCGGAGGTATGGCAAGCATACCAGCGCCATCAAGGCTGGCTTCGTGCTAAAGCTCGTAATGCAAATAGGAATAGAGGATGACCGTATACATTGTTGATATAGAAGCTGTTGATACACGCTATACAAAACAATGGAAAACGCACCTACCTGAACAACTGAAAAGAGCAACTAACGAAAATGTAGTTGTTATTTCTGGTGGCGAAACGCCTCAGGCTACTACACCTGGGGCTTTTCTAAATTTTGGCGGTACTAACGTGTACAAGAGTAACCAACTGGCACAGATTGGTGAAATGTTTTGTAACGGTGAAGTTAAAGATGGCGATTACTTTCTTTACACTGATGCGTGGAACCCCACAGTAATTCAATTAAAATATATGGCTAGTTTGCTAGGCGTTGATATTAAAATCGGCGGTATGTGGCATGCTGGCAGTTATGATCCACAAGACTTTTTAGGACGTCTTATTGGCGATGCACCTTGGGTACGTTCAGCAGAACACAGTATGTTTAGCTGCTATGATCATAACTTTTACGCAACTGATTTTCACATTGACTTGTTTGCTGAAGAGTTTTTTGACTGGGCCGGTGACGAGCTTCGTGAAGCTAACCAAACTGTTGAACAAGTTGGTTGGCCAATGGAGTATTTGAAAACTGCTCTTGAGCCATACAGGCATATGCCTAAAAAAGATATTGTTCTTTTCCCGCATCGTATTGCACCTGAAAAACAATTAAATATCTTTAAGGATCTTGAAAAGCAGCTACCTGAATATGAATTTGTTGTAGCACAAGAACAAGAACTTTCTAAGCACGATTATCATATGTTGCTAGCAAAATCTAAAGTAGTGTTTAGTGCTAATCTACAAGAAACACTTGGCATTAGTTGGTACGAAGGTGCGCTAGTGGATGTTATTCCTATGGTACCTGATCGTCTTAGTTACGCAGAGATGGCTGACGAAAACTTCTTGTATCCAAGTGATTGGACTGAAGATTACGATGCATACGAACATTTTAAAGAAGATGTTATAGCAACGATTAAAGACTACATGAACAACTATGAAAGTTATTTGCCGTTGTTAGAAAAACAAAAAGAAAAACTTCAATCATTCTTTAAAGGAGACAAGTTGTATGACGCAATCAAAACACGTTAAAGCAGGCTCTATATCATTGCCAGATGCAAAGGGCGATGCAACTATAGACATGCATGTTCTCAAAGAATTTGCAGAATCACTTACTGCTGCAAGTAGCTTATTTACTAGTACTACTATTTCTAATATTGCTGCTACCACATATGCAGACGGAACGTATTACAAATATGACGGACTCACAGCAAATGATCCTCTTAGTATATGGGTTGACCCTCCTCAACTATGGGAAGAAAAATTACCGTCCGCTAAAGAAGTTACTGCAATGGCCAAAGAGTACCCTGCATTTGCAAAAGCGTATGAACAATTTCGCAATGCTTATAATTTAGTAATTGATGATTGGAATAGTAAAGATGACTAAACAACAAGAATTTCACTGGGACGTCATTACAAGCATGACGCTTAAACTGGCAGATCAAGTACGTAAAAGTAATTGGCATCCTGATTATATTGTAGGACTTACTAGAGGCGGATTAGTTCCTGCTGTTCTCTTATCTCACGAATTAGATGTTCCCTGCGAAACACTCAAAGTAGCACTACGGGATGGCAAGGAAGGCGAAATTGCAGAGTCAAACTATTGGATGGCTGAAGACGCTTACGAAGGAAAAAAAATTCTTATTGTAGATGATATTAACGATACAGGAGAAACACTTCTTTGGATTCAAAAAGATTGGCGCACGGCTCATTATCCCGGTGACGATCGCTGGGACAATATTTGGGGCGATAACGTACGAGTTGCTGTGATTCATAATAATACCCCAAGTAACTTTTCCAATGTTACATATGTAGCAAGCACTATTAACAAAACTGAAAACCCAGTATGGATTGTTTATCCGTGGGAGAAAAGCAATGTTTAAAGAATCTGACAATATTGTAAAGACAAAAAAATATGATGTGTACGCTGTAAACACATTAACACAAGGACATATTGTGTTTGTGCCAAAAAAAGACACTTGGCAAAATTTGCGAGACTGTTTTGAAGCAGCATATAAATGGGGGTATGACTGGGTGGATAAAGACTATTGTAAATCATTTCATGTATTGCAAAACGTAGGCAAAATAGCAGGTAATGAAAATGGAAATCTTGTTTACCTAATTCCAAGACAAGAAAAAGACAATATCGATTTAGATAAAGTTAAAACATTTTTTAACTTTTAATTGACAAAAACCTAAATACAAAGTATATTATACAGATGACATCCACGTCAATAACTCGGAGATAAGATGAAAAAATACGAAGAAATTATACAGCGCATTAAAGACGCCGGCGAAGGCTTTCACGCAAACGATAATATTACTAAGTTTATCGAAGATGGCGAAAAAGAACAACTAATCGATGAACTTACTGAAAAGTTTGAAGGTGTTCTTGACGCACTTATCATTGATCGTAACAATGATCCTAACTCGCAAGATACTGCTCGGCGCCTCGCGAAAATGTACTACAAAGAAATTATGAGCGGACGTTATGATGCTCGTCCTAATGCTACTGCTTTTCCTAATGTAACTAATGACCCTTATAAAGGCATGTTAGTAGTACGTAGTGAACTTAAAAGTATGTGCTCGCATCATCATCAACCAGTAAGCGGTGTAGCATACATTGGTATTATTGCTGCTGACACACTTATTGGACTTAGTAAGTATACACGTTTAGCACAATGGTGCGCACGTCGCGGTACCTTACAAGAAGAACTAGCAATGGATATTGCTAAAGAAATTATGAATGCCACTGGGTCTGAACATGTTGGTGTTTATATTCAAGCTACACACGGCTGTTGCGAAAATCGTGGCATTAGTGCACATAGCTCACTTACTCAAACCACTGTCCTTAAAGGTGCATTTTACGACGACCCTAGCACTAAAAAAGAGTTTATGGACAATATCAAACTACAACAAGGATATGCAAACTAATGGCTGCTACAAAACCAGTAGAACTTGGCCCGTTTCAAACTATTTACGATAGCGACGATGAGGGTGTAATTAGAAAAGAACTAATTATATATAGAAAAGTAGGAGATCGAGTACTTCGTGAAACTGCTGTACGTGAATATCATCGAGAAAGCGACTATCACGATTCACTCAGTGTAACCCCAATTTATTATGGAGACAAAGATGGCTGAACCAGTAGATGTAAGTAAAAAGCACTTTTACATAAGTCTAGTAAAGAGTGCTGTGCGTATTGGTGCTGGGGCTGCTTTTGTAAGTAGTTTGTTTACACCAGTAATAGTAATGCCAGTTGTAGTAGGCGGTGCACTGCTAATTGCAGCAGAAGTTCTTGGCATCCTTGAGGAGCTTTAATGAAATTACGATACTCTGAAGCATTTTATAGTGTACAAGGTGAAGGCAAGTATGTAGGTGTACCCAGTGTATTCCTACGTACATTTGGTTGTAACTTCCGTTGTATGAACTTTGGTCTTCCGAAAGACAAAGATCGATGGGAACAACATGCCGAAGGCAATAGATACAATCCCGAAGTAAAAGAACTTATTGATAATAAAGTTCACGAAACTACGGAAAAGTTTGAAGATCTGCCTATTATTCACACAGGCTGCGATACTTACGCAAGCATTTATCCTGAATTTAAACATTTTAATCGGCAAGCAGATGTCGAAGAAGTAGTAGAACACTTGCTGAGTCTTACTCCAGAAGGTAAGTGGACTATGGATAATGGTCAAGATATTCATCTAATTCTAACAGGCGGTGAACCTTTGCTTGCTTGGCAACGACTATATATCGAACTGTTCGAACATCCCCGAATGTCAGATTTAAAGAACGTAACATTCGAGACAAATACAACACAAAAATTACACAAAGAATTTAAAGAATATTTAGATACTCAGGACCGTTTTGAAGTAACATGGAGTTGTTCTCCTAAACTAAGTGTTTCAGGCGAACCCTGGGAAACTGCTATTCTCCCTGATATTGCAAAACAATACAGTGAAATTAAAGGCAGTGACTTATACTTAAAATTTGTTGTAGCTGATAAAGATGATATTGATGAAGTTTCTAAAGCAGTAAACGAATATCGTGCAGTTGGTGTAGAGTGTCCAGTATATTGTATGCCACTAGGCGGTCGTTCTGAAGAATATAATATGAATGTTAAAGAAGTAGCTGAAATTTGTATGCAGCGTGGATGGCGATTTACCCCAAGACTGCACATTTCACTATTTGGTAATGCATGGGGAACATAATGAAAAATATGCTAAAACGCCTAATGGGCATTGACAAACTTGAAAAAGAAAAGCTTAAACTGCTTGAAGAAACTGATCCTAAAGCAGCAGCAACAGCTAAAGGTGAGCCTTATATTGCAGTAATTGATACACAAGTTAATCCAGATAATATTAAAAATGGTTTTTTTGAATTAGATTGGAACAACGAATTTATCGAACAATTACTCGATGCTGGTTATAAAGGCGAAACCAACGAAGATATTGTCGATCAATGGTTTAGAACAATTGTACAGCAAATGCTTGTCGAAGACGGGCAGAGTACAGACAGAGACATGGGTTACATCAATGTTATACCGATCGACAAAGGAAAATCAGAAGTTTCTTAAAAAGTTGGTTGACTTTTCCTTTATTATATACTAGTATAATTATATGAGCACTTATATTCTAGTTGATACTATGAACACTTTCTTTCGAGCTAGACACGTAGTTCGGGGAAGTCTCGACGACAAAGTCGGTATGGCTTTGCATGTTACTCTTAACAGCATTAAAAAGGCATGGCAAGACTTTGATGCAGATCATGTTGTATTTTGCTTAGAAGGGCGTAGTTGGCGCAAAGACGTATACGCACCGTACAAACGAAATCGGCAAGAAGCACGAGACGCTATGAATGCACAGCAAGCCGAAGAAGATCGTGTATTCTTTGAAATCTTTGACGAATTTAAAGACTTTGTTCGCACAAAGACTAACTGCACAGTACTGCATAATAAACAATTAGAAGCAGATGACCTTATTGCTGGGTGGGTGCAAGAGCATCCGAACGATAATCATGTTATTCTTAGTACAGACGGTGATTTTGCACAACTTATTGCACCTAATGTAAAGCAATACAATGGTGTAAGTAATGTAACTATTACTCACGAAGGCTACTTTGACGATAAAGGCAAACGTGTTATAGATAAAAAAACAGGCGAAGAAAAGCCTGCGCCTGATCCGCAGTGGCTACTTTTTGAAAAGTGTATGCGTGGCGATACTAGTGACAATATTTTTAGTGCATATCCAGGTGTACGTAAAAAAGGTACTAAAAATAAAGTTGGGCTATTTGAAGCTTTTGCAGATAAGAATACAAAAGGCTACAACTGGAACAACATGATGCTACAACGCTGGACAGATCACGAAGGAGTAGAACATCGTGTGATTGATGACTACAATAGAAATGTACTGCTTTGTGATCTAACAGCACAGCCTGTCGATATTAAAGAACTTATTACAAGTACTATTGATAGCGAGACTGAATCACCTAAAGATTTGTCACAAGTTGGTGTTAGGCTTCTAAAATTTTGTCACAAGTGGGATATGAATAGAATTGCAGACAACATTAGTTTGTATGCAGAACCGTTTCAATCAAGGTATGTAAAATGAACGCTAAAGAAATTTTAAAAGATAAGTTTTGGATTGTAGAAGATAACGGTGAAAGTGTAGGTACAATTTCGTTTAACAACGATCATTACATTGTACACACCGAAAAAGACTCGCCTGCTGTTTGTAATTCAAAGTCTAGTGTAAACAAAAAACTAGGATCGCTTACTTGGACGCAACTAAAAGTTACAGAAACTACACAATTTTATGTGCACGATTTCCCTACAAATTGTAAACCTTTTAACAGTATGTATGACATAAAACGGAAACTTCCGTTGTTTACAAAAAGTGAAAAATCGAAAAGTGTTTACTGTGCAGGATACTACATCATCCAATTCAATAAAGGTTGGGTAAAAAGTTACTGTCCTAAACTAATTACAATTGAACGATACAATAACAAAGGCCCATTTAAAACTGATATAGAAATGCGGCAACAACTGAGTATTGCAAATGCAAAAACAACCAATTAATACGTCTCCTATCAAACAATTTTTGACTCTTGTTAAAGAAGCTGAAACTAGTCGACAACAAGAAATTAGGATGAATGTAGATCAAGCAAAAAAGTTGCACTACTGTCTTACAGAACTTTTAGCAAGGCATACAGAAGACTTGGAATCTCTTCTTATGTCTCAACCCCAACAGAATAATGAAGTAATCAATATCAGAATGGACGGCGGTTCTAGCTGGTAAAAGATAAATATATACGTATATAATGAGGAACGATAAATGAGTAGGCCAAAGCCTGTAGTACTAAAAGAGTACACAGACAAGAACACATATAGAACTGAGCAAGTGTTAGAAGCTGAGGCAATTTGGGCTGTATTCTTCCAAGGTAAGCCTTTTAACCTAAAAAGTTTTAACAGCCTAACAAATTACCCTGGCCCAAAGTATAAAAAGACAAGTTTCAGTAATCCCGGACATGCTCATAACTTAGCAGAACGGTTAAATACTGTTTGGAAGACAGACGAATTCAAGGTCGTTAAGTTTACAAACAGTTTTACAGAGAATGAATAGAGTCACATACACTAAAATTTTTTTAAACAGTTCTAAATTAAGCACCGATGATGCTAATATTAAAAAATATTCGTCAGACTGGTGGTATAATACTCGTGACAAAAAAGAAGGTGGACTACGTCTCACTGAAGCAGGGCGTGATTTTTTAAAAAATAATCTAGAACTTACACTTTTTAGAATAAAATTTCCCCCCGATGTAAACATTTATAAAACAAACATTCTGATACATTTAGACAACTTTATCACTTGTCCGTACTATCTCACAAAAAAATATATCGAAGTAACAGACGATCGCAAAGCTATGGAGATAAGTCTATTTTCTGGTGATATAGAACGATACGGCTTAATAAAGGCAATTGAGCGTCAAAAAAACATTTGACTTTCTAGCCGATTTGTCGTATTATATACATAGTTAATAAACAAACAGGTACACATCATGGACACGATTCGCACTACTTCCCCTAATAGCGCAAAAAAAGTTATTGCTGCTGCATTCGATCAACAACGCCCTATTTTTGTTTGGGGACCTCCGGGTATTGGTAAATCCGACATTGTACATCAGATCGGCGAAAGCATGGATGCGCATGTTATTGATATTCGTTTGAGCCTTTGGGAGCCTACTGATATTAAAGGTATTCCATATTTTGATTCTAATGTAAATAAAATGGTATGGGCTGCACCAAGTGAACTGCCGGATGAAGAAATGGCTAGTGAACACAAGCATGTTATTCTTTTTCTTGACGAAATGAACTCAGCTGCACCAGCTGTGCAAGCGGCTGCATATCAGCTTATTCTAAATCGTCGTGTAGGTCAGTACAAACTACCAGATAACGTTCTTATCGTAGCTGCTGGTAACCGTGATAGCGACAAAGGTGTTACATATCGTATGCCAGCACCACTTGCTAACCGTTTTGTTCACCTTGAGATGGCAGTATCATTTGACGATTGGTTTGAATGGGCTGTTACTAATAAAATTCACCCTGATGTAGTTGGTTATTTACAATTTAGTAAACAAGATTTGTACGACTTTGATCCTAAATCGCCTAGTCGTTCTTTTGCAACGCCTCGTTCGTGGTCGTTTGTAAGTGACTTTTTGAACGATAATTACGATGCAGAAACACTTATGGATCTAGTGTCTGGCAGTGTTGGCGAAGGATTGGCTGTGAAGTTTGTTGCTCATCGCAAAGTTGCAAGTAGCATGCCCAATCCTACAGATATCCTTGCTGGTAAAGTCAAAGATCTTGACACTAACGAAATTAGTGCAATGTATAGCTTAATTGTAGCCATGTGTTATGAACTAAGCCAAACTGTTGCAAATAGTCAAGACGATAAAAAAGAGTTTTATGATCAGGTAGAACAATTCCTTAGCTTTTCGATGAAAAATTTTGATACTGAACTAGTTGTTATGGCAATGAAGTTAGCACTGACACAATACAAACTGCCAATTGATCCTGATAAAGTGCCAAGCTTTGACGAGTTCCACGAAAAATACGGTAAGTATATTAAAGCAGCTCAATCCTAATACACTTCAAAGCGCTTGACTTTTCGAGCGCTTTGTTGTATTATATACGTACATTAAAGAAAGGAAGCTTTATGTCTGTTGCAGGTAAAAAACATTGGGAACCTGATCCTGATATTACTGAAGATGCACTCGAACAAATGACCAAAGATGTCATCGATCGTATCACTGTTGCTCGGGTAGGTCTTTTGCTTAAACACCCGTTCTTTGGCAACATGGCTACTAGACTTAAAGTAAAAGCAGCAAACGACTGGCTTCCTACTGCTGCGGTAGACGGTCGTAACTTGTACTTTAATGCACAGTTTTTTAATGCAATGTCTAACGCAGAAATTGAGTTTGTAATTGCACACGAAATTTTGCACTGTGTATTTGATCACCTAGGCCGACGTGATGACAGAGATCCTAAAATTTACAATGTAGCAGCTGACTATATTGTAAATAACTTGCTTGTACGTGATAAAATTGGTGAAAAGCCTAAACTTGTTGATTGCTTCCAAGACTTCAAATACGAAGGCTGGACTAGTGAAGAAGTTTATGATGATTTGATGGAAAATGTAGTTGAACACATTGACATCGACGAACTTGGCGAATTACTAGATGAACATTTAGATCTTGAAAATGGTGACGGCGAAGGCGGCGCTCCTAAGTTATCTAAAGAAGAAATGAAAGAAATCCGTGATAGCATTAAAGAAAGTATGCTTTCGGCAGCACAAGCTGCTGGTGCAGGTAAGGTGCCCGGAGAAGTAGCCCGTCTTATTAAACAGTTCACAGAGCCAAAAATGAATTGGCGTGAAATTTTGCAACAGCAAATTCAAAGCACTGTAAAAAACGATTACAGTTTTGCAAGACCATCACGTAAATCACACTACGGTGCTGTGATTCCTGGTACAATTAATGAAGAAACAATTGATGTATGTATTGCCCTAGATACAAGCGGAAGTATTGGCAATGAACAACTGCAAGATTTTCTCGGTGAAGTACAGGGTATTATGAATCAATATAATGATTATAATATCAAAGTTTGGTGCTTTGATACTAAGGTATATAATCTTGAAGAGTTTAGTGCTCACGACGGTGACATTACTGAATACGAAGCAGCCGGAGGCGGCGGCACTGACTTTGATTCGAACTGGGACTTTATGAAAGAAGAAGGCATTGAACCTAAAAAGTTCATTATGTTCACAGACGGCTATCCTTGGGGCAGCTGGGGCGATGATTCTTATTGCGATACAGTATTTGTTATTCACAGTAACTACGATAAAGATCTAGAAGCTCCGTTTGGTGTTACTACACATTATGACAAGGTCTAAAATAGATACTAGACCTAATCCATACGAAGTGTTCGGCATACGTAAAACAAAAATTTTGCCCGAGCACTTCGAAATCACAGTAGTACCTTACCCAGACAAGCCTTATCCGTCTAGACCTAAAGGACTTATTGAACACGATATCGAAACATGGATTCTAGAAAATACTCATGGTAGATATTTTTTATTAAGAACACATCACGAAGGTTATATAGTAGGGTTCGAAGAACCAAAAGAACTCAGCTATTTCATTTTAGCTTATAAATAATTTACAACATAGGAGATAATATGTCAGAAGAAAATACTGAAGTATCTGCTGGTGCAGAGTCTGCACCAAACGATACCCAACAAGAAGCACCTGTAGAGCTTACAGTAAACGACTTGTCTGCAATTAGGCAAGTAATCGATGCAGCACAAAGTAGAGGCGCATTTAAAGCTAACGAAATGGTTGCTGTAGGAACTGTCTATACAAAATTAGATAACTTCCTCAATGCAGTAGCCGCACAACAGCAGCCTGCTGAAGCAGCAGAGCAAACTGACGGAGAATAAAATGTTAAAACACGTAGGTCGTATTAAGAAAACACAAAAAAAGTGTGTAGTTGCCTACCGTTTAGTACCAGGCACCGATGACCAAGCAATTATTGTTCCAACCGAAAGCTTAATGGCCGAAGAGCATGACACAATAATTAAATTAGTCGAAAGTGCTGCTGGTCAAGAAGCATATGAATTAGCCGAAGCAATGGCTAGAACACCGTTGCCAGATGGCAGAAATATGCTTGCAGGTTTTCATACTACAGGAAAAATGCTAAAAGTACCGACAAAAGATATCGAAATGACTCCTGATCTTAAAACTGTGATTGATTTAGATGAGTTAAACACTACCATTGCACAGCAAAAAGGTGTTACTGTTGCAGACTTAGCACTTAAAAATCCAGACGGTACACAAGAATCAGCGGTTGAAGAAGTACAAGAATCAGTAGACCCTGTAGAACTGTATACTTCTGATACTCCAGCTACAATCATTTCAGAAGAAGTTTTAACGGATGAAAAATTAGCAGCACAGTATAGATCACAAGCCGACGCTTTATTCAAAGAAGCAAAATCTTTGCGGGAAAAAGCAAAAGATATAACTGATCGTCTTAAATCAGAAGACGTCGGTGGCTAAAAGAAAACGGTTCGAAGACAAAACTATACAATCATGGCCTGAAGTTCTAAAAGACATAGAAATTCAGTCTATTCCTTCTGATTATGTAAAACAAATAAAAGTAAACTTCAGTGATGGGCGTGAATGGTTAATTGATATGGCCGAAAACGACATCACTGATGTTGAAACTATTGTCTCAGAAATTTACAAAGAATATGAAAATTTAGTTGACACTATTAATTTTAGTGTTGACATTGATAGAATTAGAGCAGACATTGAAAAAAGAACTACTATCTTTTTAAAAAAACGTAAGTAAGTAGATAAATACAGTATAAGACTGTATATTGCATTCAGGAGTTTTCAATGGCTTTACAAATAAGACGTGGTACCGATGCCCAACGTTTAACAATTACACCTGCAGAAGGTGAATTAATCTACACCACTGACACAAAATTACTATATGTAGGCGACGGTTCGACCGCAGGCGGTACAAAAGCTGATACTGGTATTAACGATCTTTTAGAAGACACAACGCCACAACTAGGCGGAAACTTAGATTTAAACAGTCAAGATATAACTGGTGTTGGTAACATTAACAACAGCGGTAATATAACAGCATCAGGTGTAGTATCAGCAGCCAGTGGTAACTTTACAAACGGCACATTTGGTTTAGCTACTGGTAACTTTAAAGGTACTTTTGCAGCTGATGATAGTGTAATATTAATAGACGGTGTAAGTGGAAAAGTAAACTTAGCACCAAATGAATTAAATGATATAGGAAATGTAGCAGCGTCTAGTCCTTCAAACGGAGAGGTGCTTGTATACAATTCTAGCTCCGGCAATTGGGAAAATGGCATTGCAAGTGTTTCTGGAGACTTGATAGGCTCTGTATTTGCTGACGATAGTAAGCTTATGATCGACGGTATAAATGGTATTGCTTACGGACCATTTATAGGCGATCTTAATGGTTCTGTTTTTGGCGACCAAAGTACACAAATAGTTGACGGAGTAAGTGGTAATATCCTACCAGCAGCAATAATAGCAGTAGGTAATACATTAGATATTAATCCACAAAATACTGGCACAAACGAAATAATCTTAAATTCTACTGACGAACTTGGTATTTTAAGATTTAAAAGAACGCAAGCGGGTGATTTAGAAGGCAATACTACAATTAGATATGGTAGTATTTTCTTTGAAAGAGACGACGACAACGGAACAAGAATTGTCAACCAAATTACTGGTAAGGAAGATGCCCTTTATTTTATTAACAATCCAGACGGTGATTTTGAAGCACTTAGAGAAGAAACTTATCTTGCATGGATTGGAAATAAATTAGGTGTTGGCACATATGCACCTAGAGAGCACTTAGATGTAAGAGGAAGTGCTATCATCGAAAGTGACCTAAAAGCTGCTGCAATTACTGGTGACTTAAAAGCTGACGATTCAACTGTAATTGTAGATGCTACAACGCAAGGCGGTTCATTTACTACACTTGCTTCTAGTACTTCATTACAACTAGCAACTTATGCAGATGCTACTGCTAGAGATGCAGGAATAACTTCGCCTGCTAACGGAATGTTATGTTATCTAACAGGCACACATAAATTCCAAGGTTATGCTAACGGTGCATGGGTAGACTTGAACTAAGATCTACCCTTAAAAACGAAACATTGATTTATTTTGTTTACTTTATCATAAGTTTTTAGCCATCCTTCTTTATAGCAAGTAGGCCCTTTTACATACAATATGCCATTTTCTATCTTAGTATCACAATACACTTGATCGCCTAAAATTATCGAACTTTTTAACATTTTTTGGTAGTAATCAACTTTGTCTATGCTTTCAAATACAGTATTAATTGTTATAGGACCCACTTCACTCATGCCCCAGTTAGGCTGCACTGTTGCTCCTTTTTTAACAAATTCTCTTATCATTTCCCACGAAACTATATCACTGCCGCCTAATATCCATTTTCCTTTCAAGCAACAATCTTGAAATCCTTTGGTCATCATTAGTGCATGCATATGCGCTGGAGTCAAAAAAGTATGTGTATAATCTTTTAAATCTTTTAAAAAACTAAAAGCATTAAAATTTTGAATTTTTAACTCTGCTCCAAGCACATGCGCTGGCAAACTTTGTGTAAGTAAACCACCGGCATGTGTCATACGTGTGACTGTTAGTACTTTACTGTTTTTTGAAAGCTTTTGTGCCTCTATAGCAACGGCAACTGATTCTTTTAAATTTTTCGATGTTCGAAATATTTTTTTTGGAGGTCCTGTTGTTCCGCTAGATGTTATAGAAACTCCATTTTTGTAAATTTCATCAAAATCAATAATAGGCATTATAGTGTGCTTGAAGTTGTTTTATAACAACATTATTCTCATCATATTCTTTGTGGTCTACTTTTGCAACTTCGGTTATTCCGCCACTAGTACTACAAATAAAAACTGTATCAGCATTATACAACTCTATCGGCGTTATAGGTTTCCTAGTAAACTGTATTTGTAAGTCCCTGCAAATATCTTCAACAACTTCTATTGTAACACTGCCTAGAACATTTTCGCTTGGTGTATAAACCTGTTTATTTTTTACAATACACACGCCAAATCCTGGTCCTTCTGTAACAAAACCATTATAATCTAATACTAATGCACTTGTAAGATTTTGAGCATCTGCATATTTTTGTGCTTTAGTTAATTCAATCCAGCCAAAATTCTTATATCTTTGGGGATAAGATTTATCAGATACACGTCTATTGTTATAATCTAAAGTAAGCGAAACTTTATCATTTGATATATTGTAATAAGGCTTTACATACACTACCTGATGTTCAATTGCAGTCATATCTCTTGGACTTCCACTAGGCGGAGTCCCTCGCCAGTTACAAACCCAAACAAATGCATCGTCTAAATTATTTTTTTCTAGCAAATCTTTTGCAATTGTATCTATATTTGAAATAGGCGTAAATCCAAAATATTTACAACTATCTGTATATCTATTTAAATGTTTTTGATAAAATAGTATATTTTGATTTTTTGTTTTCATCACATCGTAGGTTGCATCGCTATGAATAAATCCAAAATCTAATATACTGACACTAACATCTGCTATACTCTTAAAATTATTATTGTGCCAACAAATTAAATTATTCATCAAAATGTACTTTCTTTAACTGCGGATCATCTGGTAATTTTTCTTTAAGTTTTTTAAGCCTAGCAATACGCCACTCGAGTAATTTAAAATCTAAAGCCCATGGGAATATAGCATGTAATAAGCTACCTAAACAAACAAGCAACAAAAAGAAAAATTCATCAATAGCTAGTCTAAAATGCCAAAAATAACCAGCTGATGGTTTATTTGCTTTTTCTTTGGCTTCTTTTAAATGATTCCAATTAATCCACGTACTCATTTGTTATTAAACTCCGACGTTTTAAATACTCATCTATATTTAGTTGCCATAAAGTTTGCTTTGTAAAAAACAGTTCTCTAGTACCACAATCTTTAAGGATGCCCTGTTTTGCTAATAAGCTCATGAGTCTGTGATTGCGTGCAGCTTTTCCGTTTGAATGCTCATTATCGACATTAGTTGTTAGATAAAGTTCATCTGACTGACAGTAGTCGATCATTTTAGGAATAAATTCACGTTGTGTTATACTATTCCAATCGCCCTTGCTTAATCCTTTAAAATTATCAGTAAAAGGTAATTCGCAGCCCCTAAAAAGAATACGCCAAGCTGATTTAGAGACTTCAGGTAACGGATGACATCCACCTACAGCAATAATTTTTGCTCCTTTTAGTGCACAATAATATTCTCCGTAAGACTTACACCATTCTAATTTCATAGCTTCAAAACTAGAGTTATTTGTATATCCTAGTTTTTCGCACTCTTTACAAAAATCTGCAAGCGCCCTTAGATGGTAAGTTTTTATAGGGGTAACTTTAATTTTTTCTATCACTTTATCCTAAAGATACAACTAAATGATATCTTTCTTCCCTACTAGAATTTATTGCTGTATGATACTTAGTAGTATCAGTCCACACCCATTCATGTTTTTTCAAATGAACTGTTTCATTTTCTATGATCATTAAGCACCCTTCTTGTGTTTTTAAAGGATAATGTATTCTTGGATGTGTATCTTTATGCCAAGATAAGCATGTTTTAGGTTTTAAATTCATTACTCTTATCCTGCCTATATTGTATAGTATTTTGACTTTACTAAAGACATCATCAAATCGTGTGCCTTTAAATTGATTACATATAACAGAAAAATCGCTTTCTTTAAATTTTTCTTGCCTTTCTGGCACTATAATTTTTCCGCTTTCGTCTTTATAGTTGTTATCCCAATCATAATGTAAACTACCCCTACCGAGATGAATATCGTCTTCGTATCCAGGCACGGTGTTTATACATATTTGATCTTTGTTTAAAGAATGCCATTTAATAGCTCCTGAATCAATAAGATTTACAAATTCACTCCATAAATCATAATATGGTAAATTATTTAAAACTTCAAAATTAGACATTGTATGTGCTTTCTATAATATTTATTGCGTTGAAAATGTCTATGCTAGTAGTAATTGATAATTGTAAAAAACTATCAGAAGTACAAACTTTGTCATATACTAAATTAGTGTTTACAGCATATAGCCTGTGTGGCTCGATATTTACTTGTTCTACAAGATCAAAATTATCTTCGTATCTAATAGTTAAATTTTGCGGTTTATCAAATGCCCAAAATTGTATAAAAGTTGTAGGCATAACCATGTCTGTTCGAGGCGTTTCATTTGCGCCTACTTCCCAACGCTTAATGCTACTTCTAAGCATGTGTTGTTTAAAATTATTTAAAACACTAAAAACAGGATCATCTAATACTTCGGTAGGAATTAAAAAATCATTTTCTAATGTAATATAATAATTTACAGCTCGATTTATGTCTTCCAAGTTACCAATAGACACATCGTCTAAATCTAATTGTCCTGTTTTATTAACTAATGGTAATGCATATTGATTTTCATATATTTGCTTAGTTTCTTCATTTTTCCAAGATACAAAATACTTGTTAAATTTTTTACAGCAGTGATCAAAAAGATCTGCATCTAGTTTAATGTCTGTAGGATTCATAAAACTAGGCAACTTTTTTTCAAATGCATCTTGATCTAAGGATCGAAGCATCCTAAATTTATTGAAAACAGGCCTTGGATCACTATTGACTTTTTCTTGTTGATTTTGCAGCCATAACTTTGCTTTTAATATCTCATCAAGCATTAAACTTTCTCTTAGGTATTTTACTATCGGCACTACTTACACAACTGTTTGTAATGCAAGGTTGTGGTTTATCGAATAATTTAAACCCAGTTTCTATGTTTCCTAAAGGAGCATCATGGCAACTATAGCTACGCTTAATTGATCCGTCAGGTTCTCGTATGATTATACCTTGATATCCAGCATTGCAACTCCATCCATTAAAGTTATTAAAGTTAAATGCGTTAAATCGCTCTGCTTGATCCATATACCATTTTTTACCTTTACTATCAGTAAATTCAACTTGCATATGCCAAGGTACACTTTTGTCGTTTTGCCCTATTACATATTCAGGTAGTTCGAAACTTGGTTTTGGTCTATTAGCCCATGTGCGTTTTACTTCAGTGTACGCCATCTGTGGCATTCCGTTGTATAAACGTTGTTTCATATCATCAGTATACCCGTCTACTACACGGCTAGCTGTGGGATCGCTTTGTGGCTTTAGTGTTACATTTATACCTTGTTCATGAAAGAACAACGCATTGTCCCAGTCTTTCTCAAACCACTCTGGCACCATTACCATGTTGATAGTTACTTGTACATCATGCTCTTGACACAGTATAAGCTTGTCAGCAAAGTCCTGCATCTTCTCACGAGTGTTTAGGTGCTCTGTGTGTAAGCTAGCAGTAATACTAGCACGGTGAAACGGCTTTGCGTATTCTACATATGTCTCAAACCACTTCTTAGGTCGAGAACAGTTTGACGTCATATGAATACTTGTATAATTGGTGTTATCAACGTCGTCAGCGAGATATTTAAGTATGTCAAGATAACCGGGATGAAAAGTAGGCTCGCCCCCACTAAGGCTGAAATGAAAGCTATTAAATCCATTGCCTCGGGCTTGTCGTTTGATTTCATCTATTGTCCTCAAACATAGTTCGGTTGGCCTGTGATCTTTTTTATCACTGCGAGCATAGGGCCAGCAGTAGCTACAACGATAGTTACAAAAGCGTCCTAATAGCCAGCTTACTGTAAACAAGTCTCTGTATAATAAAGTACGCTGCCCTACTTGTACAATATCGTCAAATGGTATTTTTGTAAAGTCATAGTCTGACCATGTAAGGTCGTCCGTCATTTAAATATTTTTCCAAAATAATCTAAATAATCTTTTTTGTACGTTTTAGAAAAGTACGCAAGATCATCATAAAGTAATTTATTACTAGCTATACTGTACTTATGATTATCAAGGGCTGTAAAAATATTTTGCCAACCAGATATACTGTAGCTGTCTTGTGAAGGAATACTAGAAATTTGATCATTTATTTTTTGTTTTACTGAATGTATTAACTCAGTAGGAACACTATTTAAAATCATTGAGTGTGGTTCATAAATTATATTAGGCAGAATACGCATGTCATTATCATCTTCACAAAGAGATATATACCACGCAATTAACTTATCTATTTCTGTAATATTCAATGCATGAATTACAGGCACTAGACTTATCTGAATGTTGCCTTTTTGTTTTTTAAAATCTATTAACTTTCGAAGGTTAGTTTCGATCAAACTCCAATCAGAACCAAACCGCAAATAGTCATTTGTTCGACCAGCAGCGTCTATACTTAAACCTAAATTAACGTGTTTAAATTCGCTTAACAACTCTAGTTGTTCGTCTGATATCATGCTTACATTTGTAGAACACCAAAAATTAATATTCTTTGCATGACCTTTATCGACAACAGATTTAATATACTTCCATAGATTTTTTATGATAAAAGGTTCGCCTCCAGTTACATAAAGACGATTTAGTTTATGATCTATCTCGCTTAAACTTTGCCATAATTTTTCATTTTGATCTATATTACTTCTGTTGTTATACAAATGTCCTGCAAATCTATCTGGTCTATCTATTTCGTTTTTTACTGTAATAGAGTGTAGTAAACTAGACCAAACAGGACTACACATAATACATGCGTAATTACATGTGTTAGAAACTTGCAAATTATAATAAGACGGTTGTATGCTTTTGCCTAATTCCCAATTTTCAAAAGTATTAACAAAATCTTCTCTAACAAATTCGTAGTCCATTAGTCTTTTACTAGAGTAACCTTGTTCTTCTTTTTCCCAACACTGTTTGCATTGGGGTATTTTCTCACCTGCTAGTAATCTTTGTCTACTTTGGTTATATACATCGCTGTTAAAAATTTCTTCTACGCTATGCTTGCTTGCATTAAGCCCTATTGATTCTGCTTCGCAACAAAATTTAATATCACCGTTTGTTTCCATACTAAAGTGCTGCCATAAGTGTGGACAAAAATTTTCATAATTTTTGACTTTGTTGTGATATTTGCTTAGATCCATTTAGTTTTTCTCTACATAAATTAGATCTTTTGTTGCATAAAACTCTTTATTTTCAACAAGTTGACCACAGTCTTCAGAACATGCATAACAGAAATCTCCTTTTTTGTGACTTTCATATACTTCGCTCCACCAACCATTTTCCATTATTTCTTCAATATCATACTTGTGTAAACTGTTAGTATTTCTTGCATCGTGATCTGTTTCCCAATGCTGCGAATAACAATAATCTTGATCACTACGATTTTTGCTAGGCAAGTTAAATCCTAATTTATTACATGGCCATATTGTTCCTTCACTAAACACGAACACATTATGCCTGTCTTGGCTACTACACTTTACAAACTTTCCGGTAGTTAAGTCGTAGTTATCAAACGGAATCGACTCAGGATAGGTATACGCAGGCAAACTACCTAACGGTTTTGTAGTAGGATACTCAGGCACTTCTGTTGATTCGCTGTTGTCTTTAGAAATAAAATGTCTATATTCATCAGGCAAATCTTCAGCTTTGTAATCAGCATTTCTAAAACTTAACACTTTTCTAAAATATGCAAAACCTTCTGCTTTAGATCTAGCTTTTGCTTCTTCTACATCTTGAAAATTATGGGGGAATATAATGTACTGCCAATGACTATTACCGCCTGCTTGATTAAATGCTCTAAAGTTTTCTTCTAATTTTTGCCATCTTACGCCAACTCTATAAATTTCATTTGTAGCTTCTAATCCATCTATGCCCCAAATTACTTCATGATAGTATGCTTTTTTCAAAGAATGTGCAAGTCTTGTCCAGTAGTCTGCTGTTTTTAATCCACCGTTTGTGTGAACATATATACTGAGTTGCGGAAACTCTTCAATAAAGTAATCAATCATTGGTATAAAGTTAGGGTGTGTTAAAGCATCACCGAAACAACCGCAAAAAGAAATATTTTGCAAACTAGGTGTTTTATTTTGATTAAAGTTACGTTTGATCAAGTCTAATGGTAAAAAATGCGTATCTATCCAGCCTAATGGCAAATATCTATTCTCACCGGTTGAATCATCTATTTCCATTGGATCTGATCTAGGGCATTCAGGGCATGCTGCGTTACAATAATTGCTTATCTCAAAATGAATATCGCGAATTTGGTTTGGTTTAAAATACCACATTATAACTCCACTAAGTCTGTTAAAATATCTCTTGCTACTTTCTTTTCACAAGTTTCTATGCATGCTTGACATTTTCCTAACGGATCGTCTTTTGCCTTTTCCCAACTTGCATAGATGTACTTGAAAAAATCATTATTTAAAATTTCACCTATAGGGTGATTATGTAAATTGCTTACTTCTTTACCGCCTGCTAATTTATGCCATGCTTCTATTTTCAAATCGTTTGAATACATTCTAGCACCAATATGACAGCAGGGATATACACTACCGTCATTCATTATCATTATATCTCTATGTCCTAAAACTTGACAGTCGATATCTGTGGTGTTTTTAGGAAACTCTTTTCTAGGCGGTAGTTCACGTTTTGTTTCGTGAAATTTACTACTATCAATTTTTACAGGCTCAATTTTTTTATAATCTACATCGTAATTTTTTGGATTGTATTTAGGATCTATATTTTCATTTCTGTGACTTTGTACCAAATAAAATCGCATAAAACCTTTTTCTATAGCATAATCCCTAGCATCAAATACTTGATGCTTATTATGATCAAAAACAATAAACTGCCACTGTGCATATCCGCCTGCTTCGATAAAAGCAGTAAAATTTTCTTCTAACTTTTTCCAATTAACACCAACTCTATACATATGGTTTGTGTCAGACAGCCCGTCTATACCAAATATAATATGGCGTAAATTGCTGTTAAGTAACTTTCCTAACTTAGTCCAAAGATCAACATTTTTTAACCCACCGTTTGTTGCTATACCAATTTCAATACCAGGCCATTCAGAAATAAAATGTTCTATAATTTCTATAATGTTAGGATGGGTTAACGGATCTCCAAAACTTCCGCAAAACTTTACATGAGTGAGTCTTGGCAATTGATCTATAGTAAATCGCTTTTTAATAAGATCTAGCGATAATGCAGTTTTATCTAGGAAAGGCCAACATTGATTATCAATTTCTCGTACACATTCAGGACACTTTGCATTACAAATATTTGTTAAGTCGAAGTGAAGCCATTCTACATCTTCAGCTTGTAACGGCCACATTATTCGTCCTCCAATACGTCTACAATTTTCTTTACATGATCAAACGTATCAGCAATGTCTACTCCACGTCTAGCACTCACGCCTTCTAAAAACCATTTTAATTTTCGCCATGTATCTATATCATTATTCATTGCAATATTACTTTTAATATTTTCTAAATGCTTTATCCAATGAACTGCGTTATAAGTCATATTTTCAGCTGGATTTATCATAAGTGATTTTTTAATTGCTTCGTCAATTATAGATTTATAATCTTCACCTAGCATAAATGGGCTTAAATAGTCTGGTCCGTAAATTACATTGGTAGCAAATGCCCATCCATTTTGATACCTATCTTTACCTAGTAAGTTTGTAAAGTAATCTATGTATTCTACAATATAAGGCAAAGAGAAAACATTAATAGACGGCATTAAAACAACGTTTGCTGCACTATTGTTTACTTTTAGCAAATTATCAATGCAAGTATTAAATTCGCTACGATATCTAATAGCATTGTTCCTATCATACAAGTCATCAATACTTGCCATAAACAGCCATTTTATATTTGGGTTATCATTTACCAGTTTTATAAACTTGTCCATTTGCTTAGGTTTAGTATTAAAATTACTCGTAATATGAATGTTTATATCGTCAGATTTATCTTTAATAATTTCTACAATATTTTCAATCAAATCAAATGTTTCGTTATTGTATGTAGGCTCACCGCCGCTAAAACTAAAAACCAATCCGTCAGGTAAATTAGAATAATCCTTTTGCTCTAAGTAGGCATAAAAGTTTTTTACTAGTTGATTCTTCCATTCGGGATCTGTTTTTACAATAGGAATATTCATTTCCTTAGCCCAAGTACTACTGTTTTCGGCATTACAGTATATACACGCTAGATCACAAGCAGTGGAACTTACAATTTCAAAGTAAAATAAATGATCTGTGTTTTCTATTTCTTCACGTTTGCTATCTCTAGTAGGTTCTGGCCATTTATTCCAAAACTTACGCATGCTATTAGGTTCTGTTTTTGCACAAAAATTGCACGCATCTGGTAATTTGTTTTCCCATAAATGTGTTTTACGTCTTTCCACT